AAATTAGTAATTTATATTCATTCTGCCAAATATTTCTTCTTGTTTTTTTACTATTTTTTTACTATTCGAATTTATATTTTTAACTTCGTAAAGTAGAATTAATTAATAATTAATAATTAAAAAAGTTTTGCCTTCAATTTTGTAGCGATTTACGATTGCTTTTAGGCGTTCTAATAAATCGTGAGTGAGTAGATAATTGTATCGTTCCGTTGGTATATTGATAATGAAATCGACATCGGAGCTGTACTCTTCTTTGTTTTGTAAATAAACAGGCTGGTAAAGCTCTTCTTTGTTGTGAAAATACACTACATAGCTTTCCTCTTTATTTGCAAGGAAAAACGGAATAGTAAATGAACCGTCTGTAATGGTTATTGTATTCACACCATCGCCAAAAATGATATTGAGCAAACGCTCTAAATAGATTACCTGTCCGGTGCAGTTTATTTGCAATAAGACAAACTCCCGCACGGCTTTGAATTTGTCGAAAATAACGACAAACGGATAAAATAGCACCGTAAGCAAAGCAATGAGCTTTGTTTTGCGTATCAAATTCGGGATTAGAATTTGAATGAATGTTTTGAAATCTACATTATACATATAATTATTAATTATTAATTATTAATTAAATTGGGACGTATTCGATTGTTAATGTTTCTATTTTCATGTAGCCCGCTGTTGCTTGATAGTATTGTGAAAAGCTTTGGGCTTCGCCTATTGATTGGGCGTTGGTTCGACCTGTGGCGGACACGAAAAACGGATTTTTCACTTCGCGGAGCTTTTGCAGTTCATCAATCGCAGCGGTTACGTTGAATTTGCCGTTGAATAAAATGTTTTTCACGTAGTTATTGAGTGTTGCGTTTACAGTAGTTTGCACATCGGCTAAGTTTAGTAAAGCGTTGTACTCAATTTTGAAGTTTAGAATCAGTAAATCGGGCAAATTGCTTTCTACATATACGAACGTGCCCGGATATTTTATTTGGTTGATGTAACCAGAGAATTTTGTTATTTCATCGGCGGGACAGGCTGTTAGTTCGTTTGATTGTTCTTTGGCTATCTTAAATATAAGGTAGCGGTTATTTGAAACAATAGCAACCTGTTTGATTATTTGTTTTTCGGGGTCGGTCGTTGCATATATGAAGCGTCCGTTTATTTCAGTTAGAGCATCGTCTAACTGAAATTCTTTTGCACGTGCCCTGTACCAATTGAGTGTTGCGTAAGGTGCCGCTTCTATTATAGTTTCTACTTCCGATTTGTGCAAATCGAAGTATTCTAATACGATAAGGAACATTTCGGAAAATATCCAACGTATCAAATACCAAATTGAAACCTTACTTGTAGAGTTGAGGTCTGCAAGTTCCGGATACTTTGCCTGCTCGGTGGCTATGTCGTTAAAAATTTCTTCGCGTGTCATAAGATTTATTCAGATTGAATTATTCTACGTCAATGAAGAATTGATTTTCTTCAAAGGATATGTTTTTTAAACGTTTTTTGTCTTGTTCCAACGCTATGCGTATGTATTGGGCTGCTTTGTCGTTGTTTTGTTTTGTTTTCAATAGTTCTTTGAGGTTTGCACCTACTAACGGCTCATTTTTCCACTCGCCTTTTGAACTGTTTAAGATTAAATTTACTTCTTGATTAAAGGTGTCGCCTATTATCAAGTCGCTGTTTTCGATGCGTATGTCGCCGTCTTTATCTAATATAATATCCATATATTATTTTTTTGTACCACATAGTTACACTGAGTTTAGCACCAGAGTTACACTGAGTTTAGCACAGAGTTACACTGAGTTAATTAATTGTTGCGGTTACTGGTAGTGTTTGGGTTTGCGTTGTGGCAGAACCTACTGTAACAATGCCGGAAACAATAATTTGAGCTGATTTTATTTGTTCTATTACCGCCTTTGCTATGGCTGTTGCTATTCTATCACGTGCTTGTTCGGGTTCGACTTCCTTACCCGATTCAGCATCGAACGCTTGCTTTATTTTTAATTTTAAAATTTCTTCGTTTAACATGTTTAAACATCGTTTAAAAGATTTTTAAATTTATTTTCTATTGCTTTCAAAGCCGCAACGTTTGGCGATGTGCCTTGTACTACAATTATTTTAGCAATTTCTGCAATCAACTCCACCATAAGAGAAAGCAGTGTATCGTTTTTGTTTTTGAGCAAAAAGCCTTTTTCGTTTAAAGAAAATTTAAAATCGTTTATTTTAATTTCAATTTCTTGCACTTCGTTGTATTTGCTTACATAAGCCGTATTGATGTCGTTTTCTAAAATAGAAACGGTAACAAAACTTTTGGGACTCGGAATAATTAGAATGTACGTATCGGAATTTTCGATTACCGACTTTAAACGCACATCGGAAAGTTCCAAACCATCGTAAAGAACTGAAATTGTTTTTTTGTCGTTGTCAATATCTATTACCTTAGCAGTAAAAGATTGTACTGTTTGCTGTTGCGATGCAAGTAATTTTCTAAATTCTTTCATTTCTATTGCAATTGTATTCCGAGTTCGTTGGTACGTTGGAAGCCCGAACTACCCAATTGAACGGTTGTTTTATGAATAAGAAATTTGCCTGTTACATCTGTTTTGCTATTATTTTCGATAGTAAGAAAATCACCAGCCTTTGTTTGGGGAAAACCAAATCCGGTAATACTACCCGAAGCCCTGTCTTTTTTAAGATTTTCGAGTTCTTTTTTAGCCAGTTCCTTTAATTCGCTTTCTTTCTTATCTAAATAATTGAATGTACGTAAGTCGCCATCGTCGTCGCCCAGTTCAATTGAACTCTTTTCTCCATCTGAATTATTACTTATTGCCCGCACTTTGAATTTCAATTCTTCTTTTGTAATAACCGACAAGTTTTCGGCACTTTTAATATTGTATTTGTTGTAAACAAAACTGTTAGCGTGCGTTTGAAAACCAGACAAAAGTGTAATATTCAACTCGCCACTTCTGAAATAAGAATACAAACCAAACTCTTTTAAACTCTCCAGCACCTTTGCAGGTGTTGTATTTTGGATTGTGAATTTTCCGAGTTTGAAATTTTCATCTAAATAGTTTACTTTGTATTGCGGTGCAATGTAAGTTACTATGTCTTTTAGCGTTGCATTAGCAAAAGCTTTGTTTGGAATGGCTTTTTTGAGATTCCACATTTCGTCTTCGCATTCGATAGTAAGTGGAATTTCGGGTTTTATTTTAGTAATGTAGCCTTCAAATTCGATTTTAAATGTATCGTTGTAACCTAACTTAATTAGCACTTTGTCGCCAACTTTGAGATAATCTGCAATTAATTTTCCTTTGAGTTTTGCATTTCTTGGAACAGAAAAAACAGCCGTATCGGTTAGTTCCTCAAGCGAAGAAATAATAGTAATGTTTTGCAGCTCCTTGAACTGTACGTTACCTGCTGTAATTTCTGAACTAAGAATGTATGTATTCATTGTATTTTATTCGTCTAAAAGACTAACTTCTAATGGTTTTACACTACGAGCATTTATAGTAAACTCTTGTGTGTCGAAAAAAGCTTCCCTTGCGGGAAAAGAAATGTCGGTAATTAAAATTTCGGAAATTTCTTTTTCATCAAACACACGTGAAAAAACTTTCAAACTTTCGTTTATTTTGAAAAACTGCACCAATTCATTGATTTTAAGACTTGGTCGCAAATGTTTTTCGGTATCTACCAAAATGCCTTTTATACTAATATTCCACGCATTGTTTGTAACAATTTCGATAATTTCGCCTTCCCCATCGTTGATTTCGGTTGCAATAATTTTTTTAGAGTTTGAAAAATCAATCAACGGCATGAGTTCAAATTTGTAGCTTTTACCGTTTTGCGTTTCAAAAGTCAAAGCCGGTTCTATGGGTTCAGGGTACACCTCAACAAAAGCAGCCCCAATGTAATTGGTTCTAACAGCGTTTCGGGCAATGCCTATTGCAGTAGGTAAATTTGGAATTTGCTCTTGGTAACTCATACTTAATCGTTTTGCTTTTTAAATTTTCAACCCTAATAAACCTTCGTGCGAAAGCCATTCGATTTGTCGCCATTTTTCAACCCACTGTTCGTCTGTTAGCTCCTCAGGAAAAGGGATTTTGAAATAAAAAGAAATCAAAGCGTTTACTTTTCGTTCAAAATCTTTGTCTTTTCGTGAGTTGATATGAGGAGCTGATTTTACAAATTCTCAGTTTCGGCTTTTGAAATGGGTATCATTTCGGTAATGGCGGCAGCACAGGAATAAAACAATTCGTCGTCAGCCAAAACTTCTTCTTTGCCAAACAATACACAGTTTTCGATTAAAATAGTGCGTGCTTTGTTTGGGTCGGAGTCTGAAAATTTCTCCCACTGATTTACAATGTTTCGCGCGGGACGATGCGCGATGGCTGCAAATCCTTTTTGAAGTCTGATTAAACGAATGTGCTTGTGTTTTTCTTTCCAAGCCTGTATCATTTCGGGCGTAACGCCTTGTGGTAAATTGTCCATAATTTGATTTGAATTAAACAATGTTAAAAACTACGTCGAGCACAAAAAGCTCGAACTGTTTGCTTAACCCCATGTCGTCGGTAACTTCACGACCGTGGTTTTTGAATTTAGCGGTTACTTTGTCGGTAACTACTTTTTGATATTCGTTTACGTAGGTTACGAAAATGTCAAAAGGTTGTATTCTAATAAGGTCTTTTTCGCCTACCACTATTGCATCTTCGAGCTTTACGATTTCGCGCATGGCTAAAGTAAGTGAGCCGTTGTAGCTTTCTTTGCCCATAGACCATGAGGTGGGTTTGCGCCTCATGCCATAATTGAGCTGATGATCTACCTCTTTGCCATAAGAAACTTCGCTTACTTCTGCCGGAATGTCGCCCAGTAAAGTAATTACTACATCTGCTTTGTCGTAGGCTCTATCGTTTACGTTTGCTACTGCCATTACAATTGATTTTTGATGTTAATAACTCCTTTTATTTCACCAATTTGTCCGTAAGGAACAAAAGAAAAAGCAACGTTTAAAGTTTTGGGTGGCGTAATCAAATCGCTGTTTGGGTCTGTGTATGTTTTACCACCCGAAATTTCCTCTTTTGTTTCCATTTGTTTCATAATGGTATCGCCCAAACTGTCGAAGTATTTCACTACTCCTACCGGAAGTTTGCCCGTTTGAGTGTCCACTGGTTGCTTTGTCTTTACTTTTGGAAGCAATGCGGCGCGAAGTAGTCTTTTAAGTTTGTCGGTAGTACGTCCGAGCGAAATAGAATGCTCGTTCATAATACCATCGGCATCGATGACAATAGGTGCGCACACGTGGTCGTTGTTCCAATAATGCCCATCGTAACCGGATTCGTAACTTGCGAAAATATAGCCTTTTGCATCGAGCGTAGCCCATTGACTTTCGATTGCAGCTATTGTGGTATGCGACGAAATTCCGGCAGTAATAAACACCGACTTGGTAGCATTAGAAATATTGTTAGCCGTGTGGTCGCCAATGTTTTGAGCTACATCGCATTTAGCCACAGTACCTAAGAGTGTTCCCACATCGGCAAATTTTCGATTAGAAACATCTAAACTTCCGGCATAAGCATAATCCTGTGCAATGCAAAATGAAACTTTTGTAGCTTCCAACCCTTCCAAATCGCGAAGATTAGGCAAATTAGCAGCCGTTTCGTTGATGTTTCGACCTTCGATAATAATAGAAACGGGTCTAAACGTTTGGGCTGAATATTCGTACAACGCCTGTGCTTCGCCAATAGCTAACAATAAATCGGATTCAACTTCGGTAGTGAATGTAGGAATATAAGTTGGTGCGGGGTTGAACGCAAAGGCTAACTGTCTGATTTCTCCTTTTGCTTCGATGAGCAGTTTTCGGGGATAAATAGCCATTGCGTCTTCAATAATGTTAGGGAACGTTACATTTTGAGGTACTAACATAAAAAATAGTTTTGTACCTTTACCTGCCAAGCGATAAAACTCGGTAATGTGTCGGTACACTACTACTTTGTTCGTTGTATCGTAATCGGCATCAATACCCAATGCTTCGGCATCTTCGGGTTGATACAATTCATATACTTTACCTATCGCAGCCTTACCCACAACCGCAACACCTTGCGCTACTATGCCTGAAACAGCATCGGAATTGCCTATAATTGAAGGTCCGGGTTTGCCTACTGTAATAACAACACTCATAGTTTTGTGTTTTAAAAAAAATAAAAAAATAAAATGAAAGTTATTGATACAATGAGTGTTAAATCATTGTATCAATGCAAAGAGCTATTTTTTGGTTGTTTCTTCTTTTTTGGAGTCCGGTTCGGTGATGGTAACATCAGCCTCTCTAATTTCGGAAACATCTTTTTTAGAACCCGCAGCCAATTCTGCTAAATTACGAGTGAGGAAGAAATTTCCGTTTTCGTCGGCAAATAAGGTTTTTACCTTATATTCTTTCATTAGCTTAGCCGCTTCTTGTTTTTTTTCTTTTGATAAAGCCATTTTTTTAATGATAAATGTTTAATGTTTAACGATTAATGTTTTATACGGCTGTGTCGCTTACAATAGCTGCAATGAAAGCCTGTTTGAGAGGTCGTGCAATAAAACGCTGTTCGCA